AATATTTTCCTTTATATGACATAAATAGAAATAACAATCATACTTATTTAGAGTGGCAGAGACAACAATAAAACCATTTAACCTTTCGATTGCGAAGAGTATCATCGGTCCTTTAGCACAGACCAATCATTTTTTGGTGACTTTTTCATCCTTGACACCATCAGTTGAATCATACCTTGCTAATTATTCAAGGATAAGGAACGTAAAAAGTTTTTTATCAAGACAATTGGGTATTTTATGTAGTGATGCAGTATTACCGACATCAACTCTAGCAACAGCAGAAGTTAAAGATAATTTTATGGGTGTGCCTCAACAGTTTGCACATACAAGATTTTATACTGATATCGCATATTCTTTTTATATTGATGAAGATTATACTTTACTTAAAATGTTTGAGGGTTGGATGGAATATATCTCAAGTGGAGCAAATAATCGTGTCAATCAAGACCATCGTGCATATTACAGGAGAATGAGATATCCTGACTCATATAAATGTAATACAATGTATATCAATAAATTTGAAAAAAATTATAAAAGAACTCTGAGATATAGATTTGTAAACGTATTCCCGAAAAGTATCAATACAATTCCAGTTACATATGGTCCTGCCGATGTGCTTAAAGTGACTGTAAACTTTAACTATGACCGCTATATAGTAAACGGTTAGAAAACCAGTATAAATAATTTTAATGAGTTGAATAATTATTATGCCTTTACCAAAAGTTAATACACCCACTTATGATTTAACATTACCAAGTGGGAAAAGAATTAAATATAGACCATTTCTAGTCAGAGAAGAGAAAATTCTCATTATGGCACTAGAGACTGAGGATATGAAACAAATTACAACCGCAGTTTTGGATATATTAAATTCTTGTATTTTGACAAAAAATGTAAAAATAGAAAATTTACCCTCTTTTGATATTGAATATTTGTTCCTACATGTTAGAGCAAAATCAGTTGGTGAAACTATAGAGGTGAATATAACATGCCCAGATGATAATGAAACCACTGTTGCAGTCAAAGTTGACATAGATTCAATCAAAGTTAAAAAAAATAAAAAACATTCAAGTATAATTAAATTGGATGACCAACTATCAATTAAATTTAATTATCCTTCAATGAGTTCTTTTATTGAAGAGAACTTTGAATTTAACTCTGAAAACATAAATGAAGTTGATACATCACTAAAAATGATTACTAATTGCATTGATTCAATATTTAATGAAGAGGAGAGTTGGAATGCGTCTGAGTCAACTGAAAAGGAACTCCGAGAGTTTATTGAACAATTGAATACAAAACAATTTAAAAAAATTGAAGAATACTTTGAAACTATGCCTAAACTTAGTCACGCAATTAAAGTGAAAAATCCCAAAACGGAAAAAGAGTCAACGGTCATATTGGAGGGACTAGCAGCTTTTTTCAACTAGGTATGGCTCATATGAATCTAGAGTCATACTATAAAATTAACTTTGCCTTGATTCAGCATCATAAATACTCTTTAACAGAGATTGAAAATATGATTCCTTGGGAAAAGGATATATACGTATCTTTGCTTCAACAACATATTGAAGAAGAAAACTTAAAGGCACAACAACGTGGAACCTGATACAGTAACAAAACCTAAAATAAATAAAACTACTTTTAAAATTGGTAATGGTAGTTTAGCAGATCAGGTCGCTAATAATTCAAAAAAAATAGTTTTATTAAGAAAAGTTTTTCAAAAACAAAATACAAGAATCAATGATGATATAAAACCAAGTGTTAATAATTTAAGAGAATCCTTACTAGAAACAAACATAATTCTAACAGATATATCCGAGGTAATACAAAGAGATTATAAAGATAGAATAAAAATTTTACAAGATCAAATTAAAGATGATACAAAAAAATTCCAAGATCAAAAAAGAAAAGATCAAGAATCAAATTTAGAAAAAACAAAAGGATTTAATAAAATCGGTAAAAAAGTAGGAACTGCGCTTGCGAAACCTTTTGTTGGATTATTTGATCAATTAAAAGAATTAGGAGTTATTTTAGGGACTGGATTAATTGCTAACAATGTAATAAAATTTATTACAGATCCTAAAAATGCAGAGAAAGTTGAACAAATATTTACAAGTATAAAAAATAACGCTGGAACAATTTTAACTGCTGCTGGTATTCTAGGTACATTAGGAATTGTTGGTGGTGTTGGTCCGTCATTTAATTTTCTTAAATTTTTTTATAGAAGACTTCTTATTCCTATAGCAAAGTTTTTTACCACTGGAATGGGTGTTATTTTTCTACCACTAATGTTAGGAGGTAGTAGTAAAAAGGGAAAAAATCTACAAAAAAATACGAACTTATCACAAAATTTTAATAAATTTTTAGAAAAAGAGGATAAAGATAAAAGATTCGGAGGTATTTTTGTAACTGACCAAGGTCCTTTTTCAGTGTTTGAATCTGAATTTTATCAAAGACCTGAAATACGTGCACTAACTGATAAAGCAGCTAAACTATCAATTGATAACAAAATAAGTAAGGATGATTATGATAAGGTTTTGCTCGCTCTCAAAAGAATAATGATTGACGAATTTATAAGAACTTTTGAGGACGGTAAATATCTTAAAAAAGAAGGAGTTGATAATTTTTTATTAGAAAATTCATCATTACCTAAATTTCAATTTGGAGGTTTTTCTCATGGATTAGGTATTGTAGAACCAGGTGAATTTGTTATCAAAAAATCAGTTGTCGATAAAATTGGACTAGCAAAACTTTATGCCACCAACTCTGGTATGAATTTAAGTGAATCAAATATTTTCTTTGGGGGAGATTTAGACCCAATTTATATGAATATGGAAGAGAGTAAAATAAATAATGTTCCTGCTACTCAAGTTTTGAGAGTATCTTCATCAAATGTCAATAATAATTATATGAAAGAGACACCAACCTTATTTGGATTTTCAGATTTAGTGTACACATAAGATGGAAAATATTAAAATTACAACTGAAAATCTTAGATTTTTTCTTAAAGTTTCAGTAACTAAAGTAAATAATTTAAGAAAAGAAAGAGCAACAAGACTTAAAAACTTCTTAAGTCTACAAAAAAATAAAAATAAAGAGAAAAAATTAGAAAATAATAAATTTTTTAATAATATTAATTCTGTTAAAAGAAAAGCTAGTGGTATTTTTAGAAATCCTGCTAAATTCAGTGAAAGTATATTGGAAGTAGTATCTTTACTATTATTAGGTACCGCAATCAATAATATAGATGCTATACGAGAAAAATTTAAAGAATTAAGAGATAAAGTTAAAAAAGAATATGAAAAAATAAAGAAATTTATTGGAGTTATTGTTGATGCAACCAAAAGTTTTATTAGTTTTTTTCAAACTAAATTTCCAAAAATATTCGGAACAAGTGAAAAATTAATTACGGATGAAGATTTAGCTAATCTTGAAAAAGAGGCAAAGGAAATACAAGAACTGGAGAAGGAATTGCTAAACATTATTAATGGAGGTCCGTTAAAAGAACTTTTTGAAAAAGAACAACAAATTACAAATATGGATATGTCTGGTTCTAATACGAAAGAAAATACATTGGATAATATAAGTTTTATAGATTCACTTAAACTATCAGATAAATTTTCATCAAACCTCGTTGAGCCAAATCTACTTAATTTAAATATGAATGCTTTTTCTCAAACAAGTGATAGTAGTCTTCTTAATAATTTAAGTTTTAATCTTGATTTAAATCCAAAACCTAAAAGATCTGATTTCCCAAATGGTAAATCAGGAGGAGCAGAATATAGTGAAGCATTGAAAAAATGGAGAAAGTCCCAAAAATCATATTTTGATTTAATTCCAGAAAATTTTTCTTCTGGTGATAATATTTTTGTTTTTAAACAACCAATAATTTATAAGTAAATGTCAGCAGCAGGAGCATCTAATTATACGTTGTTTCAAATCACGAAACCCAGTAGTGGTGTTGTGGTTAGGACTGAGGGTAAAATTTTAGGATTTGATTACTATGAAAGTGTTTATTCTCCAATGATAACAGCGAATGTTCTCATTGAGGATGTTGGTGGAACTGTGGCAAACAAGAAAGGATTGAGAGGGACTTTGAAGGATGCCTTACCAATAGAAGGATTTGAAGAGGTTGCCTTTGTAATTTTAACTGCTACTGGAGAATTAAATTTTGAAGACAATCCATTAATTGTTACTGGTAGTCCAATGAATATTGATTCACCACAGAAACAGACATCATTCATTCCATTAGTTTCTCAATATGCTATCAAAAATGCAAGTAAACCACTTGATCGTATTTATCCAGACGCACCAATAAGTGAAATCGTACAAAAAATTCTATCAGATTCTACCCTTTTACAAGTTCCTAAAAATAAACAATTTATTGAAAAGACAAGTAATCAAGATAAAGTTGGTGGTAATAATGAATTACCATTAGATGTAATACTTCAATTATGTAAAAAATCCATACCAGAAAATGGTAATGATCCTGGTTACTTTTTCTTTGAAACTAAAAGTGGATTTAAATTTCAATCAATTGATGGTCTTATTACTAAGGGTATGGAAAGATTTAATGATGATTCATACAAAGAAACTCATACCTATAGTTACTCAAGTGCATTAGAAGCAAATTTAGATAATAATAAAAATGATTATAAAGTATTGCTTGCACCGTTAGTTAGAAGGGATCAGGATCAATTGTCTTCATTGAGGAATGGACAATATAATGTTCGTATCTGTACGATGGACACACTCACTCAAAAATATGAAGAAAAGGTTGTTAATCTTTTGAGTAAGTCTAATTTGGGAGAAAAACAAAAAAGTCCTGTAGACAATAATAATTTCTCAAAGTCATACACATACATATTGAATCCTGGTGCTGATGATAAGGGTGTTGGTTTTGATGTGATAAATGACCCATCAAATTATGAACCAAAAGCTCACATGAGGTATGGTTTATTACATTCTCAATTGATAGATATTCAGATTCCTTGTAATACGCTTTTAGAAGCAGGTGATGTTATAAAATTACAATTAGAAAATATCACTCAAGATGACAAACTTTTACAAATTTATAATGAACATCGAAGTGGATATTATCTGATATTGCATTTATGCCATCACTTTGATACTGACAACTCTTATACATCATTAACACTAGCCCGTGACACATACGGATTATATACGAGTAAGAAATGAGCGAACATTCTCAAAAAACTCCTTTTATTAAAGCAAGTAGTCAAGATCAATATGGTAAAATACCATTAAAATCTTGGGTTGGGAAGGTTGTTGCATACGAATCACAGAAAGAACAAATTGAAGAAGGGTGGGGTTGGAGATATAAAGTGAGAATTTTAGGTGATGATTCAAATAGTAAAAATGTAGCAGATGAAGAATTAAGTTATGCGATATGTTTACTTCCTACCACTGCTGGATCTGGAGCTGCATATAAATTAAGATCCGTTAGAGTGAGTCAAGGTGATATGGTTTATGGAATATATGGTGGTGATGGTCCTCGTATTATTATAGGTGTTTTTCCAAGAACCGCACAGACAGAATCTACTTCTGGTAATTTTGGAACTCTATCAGGTTTTACTGGTTCTTTAAATGATACTGGTATATTAGATGGTGAGTTTAATGGACAGAAAGGACCTAAGTTTCTAAAAGGTGCTTCTGGTCTTGAACCAGGTGAATGGACTAAAGCAACTGCCGATAATCCATCAAAAGATATAAAGAAAATAGTTCCCAAAGTAAAAGAGGGTGAAATAATAACAGATGAAGACACGAAAGAAACTGATGTTAAGGAGAAAGTAGGTAAAGTAAATGAAAAATGGAAACCAGGTGATAATTTAAATACAGCAACTATGGACTATTTAAAGGAGTCTTTTGAAAAGGGTGAATTATCAGCAGAGGATTATAAAGCAGCATTAAAACAAGCAGAAGAACAGGGACTTGATGGATTTGAAAAATATGTTATTGAAGAAGAAATTAAGAAAGCGGATGAAGAAGAGGTGAAAAAAGAGAAGAACAAAGAGAAGAAAATCTATATTGTTCCAGGCACTAATCAAAGATTTGACAATCGTGATAAGGCGGTAAGATGGATTCTTAATACGATAGAAACGAAGAGAAAACCCCAATATGAAAAATCTGTTGAATCAGGAGTTGATATTAATATACAGAGAAGATATGAGAAATGGCTTTTTATAATATTTAAACCGTATGTAGAAATGGTACAAGCAGATCAACAATCAATCACTAGTGATGAACTTAGAAGAATAGATAAAATATACTCAGATTTCAATAAGATAAATCCATATGCGACTCCTCAAATTTAACTAAATAATATGAGTGTAAAAAATTATGACTTGTAGTGTACCATTAGCAGTTAGTTTTGACTGTACTCCTCCTAATGATGCATCAAAAATTCAAAAATCTTTGACTAAGTTTTTGAATGGTGCATCGGGAGCGTTAGGTGACGCTTTTGAGATGGTTGATGGTCTGAATACTGCTGTCAGTGAAATATCTGAATCTATGTCATCTTTGACGACTAGCATGAGTTCTCTTCTTGAGGATAAATTATCTGAATTTGTCAGCTCTGGTTTAACAGCAGCAAAAGATCATATTTTTAATAAAATATCAAGTCCACTAGCTGCTATTGCACAGAACACTTCATTTTTAAATACTGCTTTTAAACCAATAGGTAAACTTTTTGGTGCATTTGGATGTCTTGGCAAGACAATTAAGAAGGCATTAACAAACACAATCAAAAATTTACTTCAAAATATGATATCAAAAGGATTTATTAATCCTCTTGAATGTGCGGTTGAAGATTTTATCGGTACACTTACGAATAAAATCAGTGGTATGATGGAAGGAATTATCGGTCCCTTAATAGAACCAATTAATAGTCTATTCAGTATTATTGGAAAGGGATTTGGTTCAGTTACGGGAGTTCTTGGAAAGGGTCTCAACATCCTTAATACAATAAATGGTCTACTAAATTGTAAAGAGAGTGGTGCTAAATGTCATGAAGTTGAGCATTGGTGTGTAAATAAAGGTTCAGAAAAACCTGATAGTAAAAAGAAAAAACAGAATTTTATAACAAAGGCAATTAATAAGGGAAATGAAAAAATTGGTAATCTTGTAGGAAGACTTGATGATAAAATCCAAAACTGGGATGGTGTAAAACGTATAGATAAGTTTGAAGAACAAAGACTCTTGAATGAGTTTAAGGATAAGAATCCAAATGCAACTGAGGCAGAAATAGAAGCAGAAAGAAAAAAAATTCAAGACAGTCTACCAGAATTTACACCAGATTGTAATACTGGAAATATTTTTGATTGTGGATTACCAAGAGTTCAGTTCTTTGGTGGTGGAGGAGAAGGTGGAGCAGGTAGTGTCATACTCGGAAACTTTATTGAGAATCTTGATACTGCAATATCAGAAACAGAAATTAATCTTCTTCAGACTAATGATGCAGGAGTTCCGATACCTGGCACTGAAACCACATCTACAATTGGAGGTAGTATAATACAAGATGTTAAAACAACTGGAAGTATTCTAGGTGTTGATATAAAATATCCAGGTGAAGGATATACAAGTGAACCTCTTGTCTCATTTGTAGACAATTGCGATCAAGGTTATGGTGCACATGGTCGAGCAACCATTGATAAAGACCCAAATTCCCCTACTTTTGGACAGATAACTGGTGTTTTGATGTTATCTGAGGGAGAAAATTACCCTACAGGGGAGCAAGTTGATGTGTTTGTAGAAAAAATCGTGGTTGAAAAAGGAGGTTCTGGTTATAAATTAGAGGATGAGATAGAAGATTTTGAAATTTGTGGTGTTGACGAGAATGGTACAATTACTAAAGTATGTACAAATGATAAAGCATATCGATCTACTCCTTCATTAAACATTAATACTTTAACTGGTAGTGGAGCGATATTGACACCTGTGATGACAACAAGAAGAAGAGAAACTGGAGTGATAAATGTAATAGATTGTATTACACCACGAGGAAACATAGTCGGATATGTAAATGGTAAAGAATATAATGGTCCATTCCATGTCATGCCAAATGGACAAAAGATGACAGGTTTAAAACATTCTGATACAGATACAATAATATATGGAACACCACAAGAGAGTTTAAGGTCTGGTGGAGCACCATCATCAAATATTGGATCTACAAAAGTTAGATTGAGTTCAATACAAGAATTGATTCAAAAGAGTGAAAGTACGCAGATTCAACAAACTGAAACTACTGAAACATCTGAGAATATGGAGTTGTATAGTGATCCAGTTGATGAGGCACAAACTCAAATTGATACATCAGGTGATAGCACACCACCACCAAGTTCACCACCACCAAGTTCACCACCAAGTAGTGGTTCATCAGGTGGAGGTTATGGATATTAATTATGTCTAAAGGTAATGAAGCTAGAGTACTAGATGTATTCGGACCTAATTTACTCATTGAAACCAATGGTCCTGTGGGTGTTGGTGGTGGTGTTGCATACCAAATCTATTCAGTTAATGATAAAGATTACAAGTGGCAACAGGCATTACATCAAAGTGGTCTTGCTACTATGGAAGCAGATGGTAGTTTAGAAAT